TTAGTCGTTTTTTACTTGTCCACCAGCAAACATATACGGATTCACAGACTGTCCGTCATGCTGGTAATCTTCTGGTTGTGGCTGCACTAACTGATTTAACACCCAGTCATGCGCACTTTCGCCACGTTCTGGAACTGAGTTCAAGTAAAACGAATTAAAAGAAAGTGCTTTTTTATTTCCATCTTTCGCTTTTTTAGATACATAGCTCGCTGTAGTCGAAGTCACGGAGCTGTTGTTGTAGTCAACGGTAAATGACACTAGCTCGTGATAGCTTGCGTTTGCGCCAGTTTGTGAATCTTCAATTGTTTTTTCGATGTATTTCATTGTGTTTTCCTTTTAGTAAAAATAAAGCCCTAGAAATAGGGCTTGAATTATGAGAAAGAGATTGTGCCAGTATCTGATAGGGCGTAGCTTATAATGAGTAAGTTTTTGTCCGGATCGACTGGTGTGACATACTCATTGTCCTGTAAGAACGTACCAACTCTTTCATATTTTTTAGTAAAAGCTTGATTTGCTTTTAATACAAAAGATAGTTCGTCGCCTATTTTTACATATCGATCGACGGGATATGGATCAATTCTGATCGTCGCCGCGTAAATTGGAACGTAAACAGTACCATATCGAGCTCTTTCATCATCATGTTGGTTAACGTAATATACGTATCTAACACTACGTGTCCCTGTCTTAGTCATTGTTGCAACGATTTGCTCAATAACACCACCGCCAATCAGTTTCGTTACTTCCAGCTCACCTTTAAATCGACCAGTCGCACCGTCTAATCTGCCACTGAATACGCCATTTTTGGCTGTTAAATTCCCAGTGCTATCAACAGTAAAGTTTCCATTTCCGATGTCGATACTTCCGCCAGTAAACGAACCGCCATTCACAACACCGCCATTAATATTTGGCGCTGTGATTGTGCTATTCGCTTGAATCTTGTTACCAGTGATTGAATCATCAACGATTAAATCGCCAGCCAAAGCAACTTGTGAACGTCCGTTGTGTGTTGAAATGACAAATGGAGTTTTTAATGCGTTACTGTTCGGATCTGCGATAGCGAACTTATTAGCAAAAATGATAACTTGTGATTCAGCAGTTTGACCGTCCGCACCAAGTGCGATGCCGGCAATCGCTTTACGACCGCCAGCGACAGTTTCAGTTTTCAACGTGTACATTGATTGCACTTTGCCGTCAAGACTAGAGATTGCTTGACTTGACGATGTTATCAATGCTTTTGCGCCAACGATTTCCGCTTTGACTGTGCTAACTTCTTGAGAGAATGCTTTCTCTTTCTCAGCCGTCGTATTTTTAAGCGAAGAGATACTCGCATTTACTTCTGAAAGAGTGCTGTCAACATCTTCGGGGGCTGGCGTCCAGTCCGTTGCGATGTTGCCGAGTTCAAGTTTAGGTTTCTTAATATTGAAAACTGTACCATCTTTTTCATACGTTACAATCTCAACACTTAATCGCGTTTGACCTTCCGATTTTTGATAGTCAAAGACTACTGAATAACGCTTGTAGTCGCGTGAATCGACTGTTACATAAGCCGATATGTCAGAATGAGTACTGCCGGTATATCGTCTTAATCTAAGATTAAGCTTGCCACTTTTGTTCGATAAAGCGTCAAACGAAAGCACGACTTTACCGTCCTTGACTTCCACCTGATCTTCAATGAGCACTTGACTTAGTGCGACCAATCGACCGTTGGCAGTCAGTGTCGCAATGCCGTGATCCGTATCAAGCGTTACACCGCTATTTTTTCCCCAGTTTTTATTGAGCTTTTCACTATGTTTCAGTAAGTTTCTGCCACCAATCTGCAACTGATTAAACTTAGCTTCAAGCGTTTCACTCTTGACTGCAAGCGACTTGTTTTCATTGCTAACCGTTTGCTCAAGTGCTGTGATTTTGGATGTTAAATCTAACTTAGTTGCATTGACTTCATCAGTCCATTCTGACTTTAACTCTTTTCTCGCAAGTGACGCCACTTCATCTTTGCTAGCTTTCGTTTCTTTTAAGTCAGAAATGCCACTAGTATTTTGCGCCACTTTAGAATCGAGCGTTTCTAGTTTTGTAGAGAAAGATTTGTCTTTTTCGCTAGCCGTTTTTTGAATTAGCTGTATTTCACTTTCGCTCAATCCAACTCTAGCAGTTAGACTGTCTAGCTTGTCAGCAGTAGATTTATTCACAGTCGCTTGTGATTGCTTGTGTTGAATAATATCCGCGCTTACTTCCGAGATAGCCACGTCAACATCTTCGGGGGCTGGAGTCCAGTCCGTTGCGATGTTGCCGAGCTCGAGTTTAGGTTTCTTAATATTGAAAACTGTACCATCTTTTTCATACGTTACAATCTCAACACTTAATCGCGTTTGACCTTCCGATTTTTGATAGTCAAAGACTACTGAGTAACGCTTGTAGTCGCGTGAATCGACTGTTACATAAGCCGATATGTCAGAATAAGTACTGCCGGTATATCGTCTTAATCTAAGATTAAGCTTGCCACTTTTGTTCGATAAAGCGTCAAACGAAAGCACGACTTTACCGTCCTTGACTTCCACCTGATCTTCAATGAGCACTTGACTTAGTGCGACCAATCGACCGTTGGCAGTCAGTGTCGCAATGCCGTGATCCGTATCAAGCGTTACACCGCCATTTTTTCCCCAGTTTTTATTGAGCTTTTCACTATGTTTCAGTAAGTTTCTACCACCGATTTCTAGCTGATTAAACTTAGAATGAACGGTTGAGATTTGTAGTGCATGATCTTGCGTTGTTTTCTCTAGATTAGAGATTGCACTTGCGTTTTTCTCATACTCTTTTCTAACGCTAGCTTTAATGCTTTCGCCTTCTTGCTTGATTTGTTCAGCGCGTGTTGTTGCTTCACTATCAATACGTGAGAGTGCCATTTTTGCTGAATCGGTAGCTTCACTTGCTGTTGCTTGGATCTGCGTGATTTCTTGTGCTAAATCTTTCGCAAGAGTGCTTTTTGTTACTTGTCCTTGAATGTACTCAACAAGCTTTTTGCCTGATTTCTCAGACGTACCGACGACTGATTTTGTAAATTCCCCAGCATTGCCATTTGCTGTGTCAATCATTCGCACCCAAAAATAGTGTTTTTCATTGACGCCTAGACCGCTGAACAAATACTCGCTCGTAGGGTAAGAAAGAGACACAAGCTTTCTCGCGTTCTCGAATTGATTGTCAGTACTCGTCCATATTTCAATCGCTGAGTTAGGATTAGCAAAAACAGGATTTTTCCACTGCAACAATATGCCAAACACTTTCGATACTGTCGTTAATTCACTCACAGCAAAGCTGATATTGAATGACTTTGTAACGGCCTCTGATAGCTGTCCTTGCTCGTTTTTAGCTCGGATTTCTGCGGTATATTCACCGTCTGGCAAACCTGTGAATTTGTAGTTAGGCGATGTTAAATCGTCGAAAATCTTATAAAACGTTCCGGCTTTATATAATTTTATCTGGTATTTAACCATTGCGCTGTGCTTGACGACATAGTCAAAACTTAGTGCAACACCGTCACCATTAGCCTGCACGTTAACGTGACTAACTTTATCAAGTCCGGCAGTAGAAAGCGTGGTTTCACGCGGTTCAAACACAGCACCGTTATCCACGATAGCCTCTTTTTGTGGCTCATGTTGAAGTGCGACAATTGTGTATTGACCCTGTTCTTCTTCATTGATCGTCAACGCTCTAAATAACTGCACGTTGATTTCTTGCGTAGTCAAAGACCACACACCAAGCTCAGCTAGTCCTACTGGCTCAGATTCAAGCATAACCTCTTTGCCGTTTTTACTGACAATACGAATATCTTTATGCTTCGCTTCACCGTCAATGTACGTAAGATGGCTGTTTCCGTTGATTTCAATTTCACGATCAAGTGTGACTTTATTACCATTAATATCAAGAACACGACCACCGATGTTAGTATCAGCATAATCACAGTCTGCAACACGAATAATATCGCCCGGGATGTGCATCAGCCCCTCGGCACCAACCGCAAACGTTACTGTTTTTGTTTCTAACCGCTCTGTTTCAAGTATCCATTTCCCCGTTCTAAACGCTTGTCCACGCGACGTGCAAGCAAATGCCGTCACTTTTTTAACGTTTAAGCCGTGACGACGAATTAAATCATCATCAGAAACAACCTCGATCTTTCGTTCATAGCTATCATCCGCGTCGATATACTCGATGTGAATTTCATTATGTCGCGCTTTCTGTGCTGAATATTGATAAGAGAACTCCCCGCTAATTACATTAGCATTTGTGTACGTCCACACAGGATCTGCCGGTCTGTCCATCACGACAGTGAACTCACGACCATTCCAAACAGGCATCGCGCGGAAGATTGAACAGATATCATTAATCACATCGTATGCTTTGCGCTGATCTGTTAACCACGCATTGCAAGTAAATCTTGGCTCTTGTCCACCAAAACCATCCGGCACCATTTGATCGCAGTATTGTGCAGCTTGATATAACGCCCACTTATCAACGTTGAATTCACCTAAACGCCAGCCAAGACCATAGCGTTTATTTGTCATCAAATCGTATAAAATCCAAGCCGGGTTATTGGTCCACGCGATCTTAAATGTACCGTCCCAAAATCCCGTATAAGTGCGCTCAAATGGATCGTAATTGCTCGGCACTTTCATTTCGATACCGTAAATTTCATAGGTTCGGTTCGGGATTGAACTGAAATATTCCGAATCAAAACGAATGCCCAGAATTGCGGTGTTCGGATACGCAAATTGCGTTTCGATGATTTCAGTGTAGCTCGCCCAGATCGTGTTATTCTGCAAACGCTGTGATTTACTGTCCGCATTCACACGTTCAACTTTAACTTGAAATGGAACGGGTGGCAGGTCGCCAAATTCAACTTGTTTCAAGTATTGAGAGCTGTACTTTCCGCTTATTGATACAAGATGACTTCTTTCACCGATTGTTACTGTAAAATCAACTTTTGAGCCGTAAACATCACCTTTGTCGTTTTGATGAAAAAGCGACTGAACTCCGAGCGTCAACCGTAAACGGCTGACTTTTCTATCCGTGATCGTGCGTGTAATCGGTGTAAGCTTTTTTACTTGTGTACTGACCGCAATCTCTTTTTCAGAAGTGTTAAACCCTTCCATCACTTCTTGATCTTGCGTACCAATGCGCCCTTGCGCTTCAACATTTTTAAAATTATAACTGTCGTCGCTGGCTTGTAGAGGTGTGTTGTTTAAATAAACAGATTTAACACCGTCAACCAAGCCTTTGATCTGACCTTCTGACACAATTTCAACAATTGAAACAAACCGCTTAGATTGTCCGCTTTCCGGTGCCTCGTACGGTGTATGACCGCCCCCACCTTTTCTTCCACCCATAACTTATCCCTTTGAAAACCCGGTATTTTGATTTTTCTCAACGATATTTACATCGAGCGTTTGAACACCTTGCGAAATAACAAGACTGCCACAACGAATCCGACCGTAAGCTAACGGCACCATCCGACCTTGCGCGGCCATGTTTGACAAATTCGAAAACGAAGTGGATTGTTTCTTTTCTTTTTCATTGATTGCTGGCATTTTCGGCTGCGGTGTAAGTAACTGCGCAACACCACCAAGAGCAAGTGCAGCTCCCATACCGAATAATCCCGCCCCCGGCACAAATATTGATGCAACCATCAAAGCAGCCCCGAGAATCACACTAAACACGCCTCCCCGTTTAGATCCTTTTAAAACAGGCGTAAAATGAACCGTCATGCCTTCTTTTAGCTTGTAAAAAAGCCCTTTTTCTAGATAGCGGTTATCTATGTATTCTTTTGCGATTCGTACTGTGAAGTAGCCTTTTTGAATAAATTCCCGCAGTTTTGGGATTTGAGAAGTGAGCGCGCGAATGATTTCCGCCGTGTTTTCTGCATCTATTTTGAATGAAGTTCCAAACTGTCTAAGACTGCCGTAAAATTTAACGTTGACCATTCTTTAAATCTCCAAATGCTGTGCGTGTGCTTGAGCCAATACCCGTCATATAGATCGCGCTTAGAAAGCCGTTTTGGGCTGTGATGTAATACTTGCTGATTACCGATATAGATCGCAGCGTGATTCGGCACGTCGGCACCGACTTGCATCAAAATAACATCACCTACCTGGACCCCTTTTTCATCAAAAACACGCTCAAAACCGTGCTTTTCCATGTTATCCAGATACAGATTCTGTCCATTTTCCCACCAGAAGTCGTCACGTTCGAAATCTGGGAAATCAATGCCAGCCAAGCGATAAAAATCGCGGAATAGCGTGTAGCAATCTGTTTTTCCGTGAAGAAAATCTCGTCCGATAAGTGGCTGGATAACGGGGAACTCGTGGACCTCATCATGACAGACAAGCCAGAAATCAAGATTTGAGAACATCTGTGTTTGACGATCCATTGTTGATAAAAGCGGCTTGCCGTCAGGGTGTGAATGAACAAGAGCGACAATGCCGTCGTATTGATTTGCTTTTAAGAAATCATCTGCTGAGATTTCAAAGTGATTCTCTTTATCTTCAGCGATGTTTTCACAAGCGATGAAAATTTTTTCTTGACCGTTAAAAACAACAAAACCGCACATTTCGTGCGGCTCACATTGTTTTGCGTAGTCTGTTATTTGTCGTTTTAGTTTATCCATGTTTACCCAATTTTATTTACTGATACAAAGCCACCATAATTGCGCGTATTGTTCCTTAACTTGCAACCGCTAATTAAACAACTGCATTTGTCTTTTTTGGGATCGCTTATTGGCTGATCTTTTTCATCGGCAACCGGTGGCCCCATATAACCGCACTCTGAAGAACGATACAGCCAACCGCAATGAATGCCAATTGTTCGAGAAGAAATCAATGCATTGTCCGTTTCCGTTGGTAACGCAAGCACAAACACGGCAACGTCACGCTTTAATACAGATAGCTGCTCAATGATAAAAAAACTAAGTACTTCTTGCGTTGGATCTGATTGTGTATTTCCATCTTTAAAATTTACTGCATCAAGATGTTGTACATAGACCTGTCGTCTGCGCACGATCGCGCCAAGACATTGATCAAACCGATTGGCAATTCCCGTCACAAACCCATTGAAGTTCGCGAGCGTTAATTGTGGGCGGTTTGACGGTCCTTTTCCAGACAAAGAAAATCCCGTCGCGCTTGCCCCAAACGGTTGATAGGTGTTACCTTGCCACACAATGGGGTTGAGCATTTCGTTCGTGCCCGCATAAAAGCGGTATAACTCACCATTCATGCCGTCTTTATCTTTCAGACCGCGCAGATCCACTTCAAACAAGTCAATCATGGCGTTTTGCTCAAGCTTTGAAAGCTCAAGTTTTATTTCATTTGAGATGTGTCTTAGCATAAATTAACCACTTGTTTAGATATCTGTCTATTGACATCCTCCCCTGCCTTTAGGCAGGGGAGGATGTCAAATTATTTTATACTCACATTAATTAAAAACTTGTCTAAATGTGAGTTCAAAATCAATATATACGCCATTATCCGTTGTGGAATATTTATCACAAACAACGAGGATATTTACGCTGTTACCCGGTGGGGTCCAGTAAAACGCATATAGCGATAGATGTTTTGCTAAAAACACTTTTAACTCGTTAATATCGTTTTCTTGAACCCGTTTATTTAATCTGACAATAACATTGGATGTTTGAATAAGATCATTTAGTCCTTTTGATGATCGCTGTTCGTAACCATCACCAAACTTCACAACATCCACATTTCTTGTCATTTCAGATGTCATACCCCATTGTGATTTCCATTTGAATGTTTCAATTGTCATCATCTACCACCTAACATTCCACCAGAACGACTTTCATTTTTAAGTCACTTCATACACAACCGCTTTTGTTTGTTTTGCTATCGACTTGGCGAGATCCAAATTATCCGAATTGCTAGAATCAAAGTTATTCGTTTGATTAATCACAACCGTTTTATTAGACCCACCACCGAGTGCTTTATTCAGATTTTCATTACTTGTAATCTGACCGCTTGCCCCCGGCACGAAAATTTCAGGACCTTTTTCACCAACAAGATATGCACGTCCACCACCTACTGGACCACCCATTGCACGCGCACCAGATAGGGTAACGCTTGTTAATTGGTTCAGTACATTTGCCCCCGCACTTGCCACTGTCGCCATTTTGGCAAGTCTTTCGGTGGTCGTCAGAGAATCATCATCATTCATTGCTTTCATCACTGCAGCGTGTAAGTTTAAAAGTGATTGTGCAATCTGAAAACTTTTCGAAATCGCAAACATCGTTCTGTATGCAGAAGAATTTCTACCTGCAGTGGCTTCCATTAAGCCGGCTAATCCGTCAAATAATGAAGCGGCGGCACCTAATTGTGCTATCGCAGATTCTCTATCTAAATCTTCTTTGCGCTTTCTGTATGCATCTTCAATTGTTGCTTTCGCTTTTTCAAATTCTTCAACACTTAACAATTGCTGTTTGTGCATTTCTTCTGCTTTCGCAAGTTGTTCATCACGAGTAATGTCATTTTGAACATAAGGATCATTCCCGCTTCCACGAATTTCGTTAAAAAACGACCGCACTTTATCAGAACGCTCTTGTTCTTCACGTCTGATTTTCTCTTTTTGATCAGTCATCGCTTTATCAAAAGCTTGATTCTCTAATGCGAGATAGTGCTTACGTAACTCAAGCGCAGATGAAAAACCTTTCGCGCGCGCGTCTTTTTCAGAGATAGACATTTGCTGAATTTTTTTAATCTGTAACTGATGATTTAATTCAATCTTTTGTGTTTCAGTTGCATAGCGAAGATCTAATGCAGAAAGATGATTTTGATATGATGATTTTGCAGTAGCGTACTTTTTTACTTTCTAACTTATCCAGTTCTGCTTTTTCATTTTGCTGTTTAAGCTTTTCTGCTTCCTTCTCTTGTTCTTCTAGTTTAGCTCTAGCTTCCGCCAATATTCCTCTTTGTCTAGCTAATCCATTTTCTAATCGCTGAATTTCCGCATTATTTGATGAGTTAGACCAATACTGAGTGCTTGAAGCCAATAAAGCTTGTTGTTTTTTTAACTTTAATAACTCTTCATTTTTTTTAATAGATTGTTCGAGCTCATTAACATAAGCTTTCATATCAGATGGGCCAGCAATTTTTTCCCTTAACCAGATAAATGCTTTTGCTAAACCATTTACAGATTTTTTAAAAATATCTGTAATGCCCGTTGCGGTTGCGAAAGCTTCTTTTAACTCATCTGTCGCTTGACCGAGAGTATCAAGTGCGCCAGTTACTGTGTCGTTAGCTGCCGCTTGACCGGCACCGCCAACGCGTTTTTGTAATTCGTGCAAGATTAATTCTTGGGCTTTGGCTTTTTCGCCAGATTCAACGAATTTTTTAATTAATTCTTGCTGTGATTCCGAGAGTTCGATCCCTTTTCTTTTCAGAATTGATACCGCTTCGGTTGGTGTTTCTAACGCACGCCCAAGGTTTCTAGCTTCGCTCGCAACATCTGTTTTAAATACTTCCGCTAAGTCTTGCGCAAGACTGATCGTCTGTTTAAAAATATCACCGGTTACGCTTTTGAACGTCATCAAAACAGACATCGCATTGCGAATGCCGTCTGTACTTGCAAGCGTATTCATCGCGACAGATCGAGCAAACTTATCTAATTCGCTCGTAGTAAAACCGACAGCCGCGCCAGTCGCTTTTAGTTGCGCTTCGGTGCGTGCCATATAGCGTTCTGTTTCCGCATAAATGCTAATTCCTTGCATTGCGGCAGCAGAAACCGCGGCAAATGCAGTAGCAACAACTCCTGCAGTGACAGCTAAACCACGTAACGCGACTTTCGTTAAATCAATACCGCTTTTTGTTCTCGATAATCCACCAAGCGAATTTCTCGCTTTGTTGATTTCTTCAGTGAATTTCGCTGTTTCAGCAGTCAACTTGATTTTTAAATTGCTAATCTGATTCAATTCTCAATACTCCTGCAGTTGCGCCGCTTGCGTCTTCAATTTGTTCATCTGTCATTTCACTATTTCTAACAACATGATTTAACACAGAAAAGTCTTGTGCACTTGAAATAGCTTTACCCGCAGCAACGTTATAAGCTGAACTCACGATCGACGACTGCGCATAGTCGATCATCTCTAACATAAATGGTCTTTTTCCGAAGTATTTGCACCAAAAAAAATACTCCGAAACAGACATATCTCGGAGCATTCTTTTAAAGTCTGGTCGTCTAAACTCATGCGCTAACTTCAGAATAAAGTTGAGTTCAGCTTCTAAACGTTTTTTTGTTCACCACTTTCCACTTCGTCATCTTCCGATTTTTCGACTTTCGGAAATTCACAAACATCTTGTACTTTATCAAGTAACGTTAGAATGTCTGTGTGTGTGAAGTTATTCAGTAGATGATCTTGGATTTCATCAACTGTCTTTTCTTTTTCTGCGTAAGACATAGAAATCGCAATCAAGCGAGTATTAACCAACAGATTTAACTTGTTCGCTTGATTTAGCTTACGATGTAATTCTTTTTCTGTGTCCGATTCTGCAATATTTTCTGGCTTATCTAACTCGTTCATATACTCAACATAATTGAGATAGTCTAGCGCAGAGATTGCGGACAACTGAATTGCCGCACCGTTTAGTGTGAACTCAATTTTCTTCAACATGATTATTAATCCCCAGCGTTGTTGTTTTCTGCTAATGACGGTTTGCCGACGTTTGTTAACTTGATCGTGCGTGTCATTGTTTCGTTTTGCGGCACTGTCTTACCAAGTGAAGATACCCATGCATAATAGACATCGCGTGTACCGTTAGGATATTTCACCATGTAGTAAGTTTTCTTGCCTGAATCGAAGTCGCCAACAATCGCTTGTTGTGCAGTATCACCCGGCAACCACGCAAGCGTGATTGATGTCTCACCGGCAGACTTAGCACCTTGTGATGTACCTTTCCATTCTGCGTTGGCGTCGTCTAAGTAGTTATCTTCATAACTTTCCGCTGTGATTTCGCCCGGTTGCAACTCTTTGATTTTCGCAATACGATCCCAGTTAGCGTCTTTTTTAACTTCGTTAACTTGCAACACACCGCCCGCAACCACAGTTGCTTCTTTTTCGCTTTTCAAACGATAGAATAGTGTGCCAGCACCTTTCATCGGTGTGTATTTTTTTATTTGTACTCATTCTTGATCTCCGAATGTGTAAGTAATAGTGAATTGAATATCAGCCGCGATCCACGTTCCGCTTTCTTCATCTTGATCGTAGTCAAAAGACGAGAAAACCACGCTTTCATTTAGACTAGATAATGAAGATTCAACAATATTTGAATCGAGAATTTCTTGTGCTAACTTATCAAGACTGTCTTCACGCGCAGCGGATTTCATCATCAAATAGATGTGTAAAATCCCACTGTTTGTTTCATCAAGATAACCTGTTGGTGTTACGTTACTGATAAATACCGCCACCACCGGTGAGTTGTTTTCAATGTCAACAAACGACGGTTTACCATTGATCACTTCTTTCACTCTCTTGAAACGCTTTGAGATGTCAGCAACAAGTTTCTTTCTGATCTCTGTATGAATTTTCATTTATTCTTCACCACAAGTGTAATTTGATGTTCCAGTGCCGCTTTCATCTCTTTCGGCATTTCTGATTCGAGTGCTTTTTTTACTTCACTCTCGAAAGCTTCAGTGAGCGGCTTAACTAAAGGAATTTTGACAACATCGATCGGATAGCGCGCTTTTCCTTTACGTTGCAAAACATGAACGCGACCATTCGCTAATTTCTGAATAAAAGCGCGCTCATAAAAGCGTTTACCGACTTTTAATTGTCCGCGTCGCTTACCGCGTGTTAAAAAAGGACTACTTTTACCAGCCACTAGCCTGATTACTGAAAGACTGCGACGGTTAACTTTAATGTACGCAGACAAACGAGATGGCTTGGCTTTTTCAAGTTCTGCACGCCCTTTAATTAACTTTTTCGGCACATCAGCTTCTTTTGCAGCAGTAGCAATACTGCGCACCAGCACTTTTGAGCCGACTTTGTTAATCGCCCTTGCAGTCGCTTTCGGCACTGCTTTTTTATTCAGATTTTCAAGCTTTTTTTGCGCTTGTTTAATGTCATCTTCAAAAGCCATTAGTATTTCGCATTCTCTTCTAATTGAAGAATGATCAATCCGTCATTGATCGTGAAACTTGTAACAAGATATTCCACATCACCAATTTGTACGACATCATTCTTTCTCGGCTCATACCCTTGTTTTTTATACAAAGTGAGCGTGCGAACAACACCATTCATCGGTTCGAATTCTTTTGGCGTTTCGTCATAAACAGCTTGATATTCTTCATTGTTAATTAGATACGTTGACATCATCGTTTTTTCAATCGCTTGATCCGCTGATGCCAACGCTTGATCGAATGGACTAGACATTGAGTTTTACATCAACTTCAGTAGATGATGTACCCGAATCGCTCCATGCTTTACCTAGCACTTTATGCGAACCTTTCGTTGTAGTCGCTTCGCCGGCACTTTCATCCCAGTACAGGACCGCACCTTTTTCGATGTTGTCGGCTTGTTTCGCTTTCACTGTGAAAACGCCAGTAACACGTAAAACGCCTTGTGCTTTGTTTTCAACATCAGTGATTGCCACACCGACCATTTCGCCCACAACTACTACATCGCCACTTTTCACCGCTTTTTTAGCTGTAAAACGTAGCGTATCGCCATCTTGAATGTAATTTTTAGCCATGATTTTTAGATCCTATTTTTGAGAAAAAAGAAACCGCACTTTTTTTAGAGTGCGGCTTGAAATTACGCTTGATTAGCCTTGGTTAGTCACTTTCACGATACCGCGCGGATCGATGACATCCACACCCGCGTCAATACGAACTTTACTTACTACGCCATCAACAGTGAAACCGTCTTGCTGTTCAAGATACGGTTGATCTGCACCGTCTAAGTAGTTCACTTCAATTGCTTGAGAATTGATTAAATACCAAGACACAGCATCGGCAACTTGTAAATGTTGCGATTTAATCACTTCTGCGAAGTTGTTAATTGGATTGATAATTCCAGAGTTAGTGTCTGCACCTTCTACACTTGTTGAGCCAACAACTTGTTTTGCTTTTGTTGCAAGCGATGTTGGCGCAAGTAAGAATTCAGGCTCAATCAACAACGGCTGTTTATCGCCATCCAAGTGACCATTCATTAATTGAATAGCCTTATCGATAGTTGTTACATCCATTTTAGTGCCGGAACCAGTCAATAAGTTTTTACGATCTGCACTAAACAACACTTTTCCGTCTTGCCATTTGCCGTTTGACGTAATCAAGTTGTACACAAGTTTGGCAACCGTCGCACGAGCAGATTTACCCATCAAGAACGGAATACGAGTTAACATGCTCATATCATCGTTGATGATTGCTTGGCGAGTGATAGAGAACAGCTTACCGTATGTTGCAATAGCAACAGCAACTTGTTTATCACCAATTGTGCCGTATGTGTATTCTTCACCTTCACTCACAACTGGAAGTGGTCCGAATTCAGTTAAGCCAACACGGTTATGTTTGCGGAAGTCTGATACAGATCCTTTCGTTGTGAACTTGTCAAAGTTATCCGTTGCAACCGCCCAACCCTCTAACACTGATTTATGTGCCACATCTAACAAGATAGAACCGAAGTCACTAGAAGAATGAGTAAATGCCAACCCAACAATGCTCATCGCATTCATACCGCTGATACTCACGCCACGATCTGCGATTGACGCACGTGCTAATTCGCGTAATGTCATGCCGTTGTATGCGTTGTCTTTCTCAATTTCTGCTTTACCAGCACGCGCTAACAATGAGTTTTTAACGCTATCGCCAACGATGTTACCGTTACCAACATAACTGCTATTTGCACTTGGCGTAGTGTTCGAACCAAGTTTAGCCAGTAACTTATCTTTTGCTTGTTCTGCAGTGATATTCAAATCAGACAAGCATTCGATAAGTAGATCTTGCTGATCTGCGAATGGTGCAAATACCGCTTTAATGTCTGCAATGCGTTTTGCTGCTTGTGCTTTAATTTCCGTAGAATTATCTACTACATTATTTTCTGGTTGAGTAGTAGTTTTATCCGTTTTAGGTTCTGTTGTCTGAGCTTTTGGCGAGAACAACATGTTTTTAATTGCTTCTGGCATGTTTGAGAACTCCTTCATTCGTTGAGATTTAATTTTTGCCATTGCTTTTACAGGCTCGGCAAGTTGATCTGCGAAACCATGTTCAACGCATTCTTGTCCGCTGAGCCAAGTTTCTTCTGCTAGCATTTCTTCTATTTCTTCATTGCTTTTGCCTGTTTTTTTGGTCATAAGCAGGAATAAGTACGTTTTCTACTTGATCAAGTAAATCTGCATATTTACGCATATCATCTGCATCACCACCTTGAATTCCCCAAGGTTTATGAATCATCATCATTGCGTTTTCTGGCATAATTACTTTTTCACCAACCATTGCAATGAAGCTTGCAATTGAAGCTGCAAGACCATCAATATAGACTGTCTTAGTTGCAGGATAATTATTAAGTAAGTTATAGATGGCAATTCCATCAAATACAGATCCACCCGGTGAGTGAATGTGAAGATTAATTTTTTTCACATTCCCAAGATCTTTTAATTGTTTTGCGAATGCTTTCGCACTAATTCCCCAGCCACCGATCTCGTCATAAATTGAAATTTCGGCTGTGTCATTTGCACCCGCTTTGATTGAAAACCAGCTCTGCGTATCGTTATTCATCTGAACGCTTGCCGCCGCCATCGCCACTGTCAGTGCCATCGCTGTTTTTTTCTTCATGTTTATTTCCTTGTGATTGTGTATTAGTTAAATCTGTGTCGAATTTCAAACCTTTCTCGCGGTTTTCTTGAACTTCCACCACACGTCTGCGTTTCACTTCTGCCGGATTATGTCCGCTCGCTCTTACTGCTTGGCTTTCTGTTGCTAGACCGCCACGAATTCGCGTAGCCCACGCTTGCGCCTCTTTCATCGGATCAATCCAAGGCATAACCGGACCGTGAATAAACCGCATTGAATAGCATTGATTGATCGACTTCTAATGGCACTTTGATTTCACCGCACAAGATCGCCATTTTTAACCATTCGCGATAAATCGGTCGTGAAATATGCGCGACAAAATGATCTTGTAAAACGGCATAGCCTTCAAAGCTTTCCACCAGCTCTTGGCGTTGACTTGAGTATGTGCCGTTATAATCTCGCGCAATACTTGAATAACTTGAGCGTGTACCCGCTGCCGTTGCTCTCAACTGACCATTGCGGAAGTTTTCAAGATTGACATTTGGACGATTAGAATTAATCAATCCGATATCTTCGCCCGGTTTTAAATCATCAATGATCGCACCGGGGGCAATTTCAAAATCGCGTTGCTCAGAATCACTATTTCTATTATCAAATTCTTCAGAACCGTAAACTTGCGCATCACCTTTTTTGATATACATCGTGAAAGCCGCGGCAATTCTTGCTGCAACACGTTCTGATTCTTCATAGTTTTTTAAATCAGCAAGTCGAATCATTACGCCGTGCAACATTGAAATACCACGCAACTGATGAAGTCGCTTACGAAATGCAAGATGCAACATATTTTCAGCTTGAACAGTTTTCACTTTGCCGTATGTTTTGACCGATTCTTGAGGATTATCAAGGAAGACTTGATAAGCAATAGGCTTTCTCCAAGCGTTAAGATGTACACCTTGCACCAGTCTGCTAGATTGATCACTATTCATAGGAATGAAATCAGGTTCTAATGCTTCAAGTGCAAACTGTGTTTTCGTGTTGTATTCCAATCCGTAGACTTTACCGCGCACTAACTGTAAAAACACTTCACCATCACGTAACCACGTACGCAACAACATCCGCTCTAGCATTGGTCGCGTGTACATTCCCGTCACATCAGGCGATACGGACCATTCAGCCCACTTTGTTCGAATCTGTTCCGCTAATTCTTCGTTTACTTCACCATCTAAATTAAGCGGTTGCGGTTCAATATGAATGCCTTTTGAACCAATTACACGTTCTTCCAGCTTATCTAAAATCCCGATAACAATATCGTGATCTTGATCTAATGCTCTGGCTTGTTCGCGTAAACTGACCGCGCTTTGTTTAACGCTAGTATTTGCTGCGCTTTTCTCACGTTTTTGCTTTATGCGTTCGGTTCGGCATAGCAGCTTCATAAGCATTAAACACCAAGCGAGATCGTGCACGTTGAGCCGCCCAACCGGGTGAAATCTCTGCAATGATTTTTTCAATTAATTTCATACAAATCTCGCAAATTTAATTCGGTGTTTTTTAGATCGTTGTCCTGTTTCTGCTAGTAGCTGTTCAAGCATTGCTTGATAACGATCTCTTTGTTTCGATAATTCACTAATCTGAAAACTTACCGATCTACCGTTAAAACTCACTTGGCTTTGTGCGTTTTCGATCTTTTCATCAAGTGCTTTTATCTTTTGTTTTAGTTCTTCTGCTGTGTAGATCACAACCACCCCCCAGATTTTCCACCACCAAGAAAGCTACTTTTTTTCTTTGCTCGTGGTTTTGATTGCTTCGGTAAAACTTCTTCTACAATGTTGCTTTGCGCATTTCGTGAAACAGGATCATTGCGAATCACTTCGGAATTAATTTCAGGTAATCTCGCCCAAGTCGGCACGTCTTTTTCATCGCCCCATTTGATACGCTCATAACCGCGTAAGATTGCTATTGCGTGCGCATAACAGAACAGGTCGAACGCTTCGTTGTTACCTTTACCCGGTTTTCGCCACTTGCCGTCAGGTCCTCTTTCTTCATACGTCAATTCATTAAAAAACCACTCACCAATCCATTCTGGAAAGTGAATATAATTGGCACCTGGTGTTTCTCTCGCCAGTGCGTTATTAATTCGATCTTTTAACAAGTCAGTTTGAAGTAAATAAAGTGGCACATCTCCACGTGCGGACGCGCGACGATCTGAGCGCGTAGTATTATCCGGATAGCTTTTTGTAATTAATTTCTGGCGTTTCGTTGAATCACCTTTAACAAGATAAACCTGTTTAGATTTGCCGTCACGTCTGCAACGTCGCCAGAATTTATATGCATTGTCAGTTACACCTTCTTCACCACCACTATCCACCGCCATTGCTAAGATCGGCATTAGGTGATTCTTGTTATAAACAAGCGGGTATTTCTTTTCGAGCACATCAGAAATGAGAATGTCCCAGTCTTCAGGAATCCGCGGATCAATCTCTTTCGTTTCACCGTGTTCATCAGGTCGAGTAAAAGAGATGTTGTAACGATCAATTAGCCAACGTTCACCACTTTCACCATAGCCCACGATCTGAACAACAAAGCGACGTTTTTTACCACCTTGTACGTCCACTGCAGCAATTAAAAACCGGCAATTTTCCGGCACTGTTTTTTCTTCGACTTCTTCTCGACGTTCCATTAATTCATCAGATCGTCGTTGTTCAAGTGCGGAGCGTGGAAGATATGGTAATCCGCAGTCAGTATTTGTCACTGCTTTTTAGAGTTTCCTCACTTCCTGTCATTTCATATTCATGTTCTGCAGTTAATAACTTATATATTAATTGCTCCCACTTTTGATAACCGGCAGCGGGACCTTCAAGCCAAAAAGAAGCAATACGTGTATTTCTTCCTTTTCCTTTAATTTTCCCTTTCTTATCTATTGTTTGCCCTTCTTTAAGCCAAACACCTTTTATATTTAACTCGCGTTTTTAGCGATGGTTCGATTAAGTTTTGACAATGCGGACATTGCAATCGTGCTTTTTCGCTGGCTTTTACAAAGTCATCATCATCTCTATAACCAGTCATATTCGCCATGCTTGGTTCAAAGTATTCTTTACAATGTGGGCATGGCCAATAAAAGCGACGTCTGTCGCCCCGGTTATATAAGCTTAAAATCCCCGTTGTAGGTGGTGCTTCATGTGTTGATTTTGGATGATGTTTAAGATCAACAATGTCCTTTCCGGGTGAGCTTTCAACAAGCGTCATTCCTGATGACATAAATGTCGTGGTACGTTTTGACGCAAGAGAAAAGCCGTCACCCTCACCGTCAACATCATCAGGCCAGCGATCGTAATCAGTCAGCGCGACGTATTTGTAGTCAGACGACGACAAGACATTAATAGATGGCCATCCGATTTTTAATAAGTTTCCAGCACGAAAATATTTATCATGCACGTTATTATCGTTTTTGCGCGGACTTAGTCTTTTTGTGACTTCTGGAGAACAGCGGAAAGTACGATCCAACCTTTTTCGGCTGTGTTCACTTGCTTTTTCTTGCGTTAATTGAACAAGTAAAAAGTCTGACGGATCACAGATAATTGAATAAGTGATCCAACCGTCAATTAATCCGATCGTTTTACCTGTTCGCGCAGGACCAACAAAAACAACCGCGTCGTATTCACGAGAACTTAAACAATCCATCGGCTCAATTAAATAACCTACGGTGTCTTTATCCCATTTAATAGAATTTCCACCACCAATGGGGACACGCATATATTCATAGACTGCTTCAGATACTTTCATTCGACGCGGTGCTTTCACTGAACTCGCTATATCTCGTCGAATATCTTTAGCAGATGCAAACATGGTTAATCCTCTGAATCATCATGATTGTTGTTTTGAATATGTAATGCCATTTGATCTCTTAGATCATCAATAATTTGTTGTACTCGCATAAGTGCTTTCGGTTGAAGTGCCGCGTCACGTTCTAAAATATCCGGCAATGTTTCTAATGTTTGAACTACCGCTTTTGCTAAAGCACTCATTTCTTGTGCAACTTCAAAAGCTGGAATTAACTCGCCCGTATCACGTTCGTACTTCAATCTTTCGTTCTCGGCTTGCCAAAAAGCTTTACGATCAAGTGGCATTAATGAATCGACATCCGTCGACATCTTTTCAGTTAACCCCCATTCTGATTAAATCAGATAGAGAATAAAGTTTTAATTTTGAATTACTGCCAATTGCTGGCGTTAACCCCGCGAGCCGTTGAGATACTGTCTGGCGGTGCATTCCAACCAGTTCGGCTATCTGATTTATGTTTAATTTCATGTCGAATAAATTATCCATAATCTAAAAAACCCACTGATTAAAATTCTGAAAAAAACTGATTAAAAATGCAACAAAAACCCGGATGATGATGATGACTGAAAATTCGAAAAACTGCCGAAAACCGCGAGAGCCCAACCCCGTGGAAAGCCCACTCCCGTCAGGAGTACCTTTTACATTTTGTAACGAATAAAAAAATAAACATTTTTGCTTATTTTCCCTTGACAATGTAAACATTTTTGTTTATCATGAAACCATCTTAAAACAACACGGAGGAACAATGAAACAAAGTGAGTTTTTAAGATGGCTGAAAGCTCAAGGGGTAGAAACTAAAGAAGGCTCAAACCACATTAAGCTCTACCTAAACGGCAACCAATCAGCTCTCCCAAGACATCCAAGCAAAGAGATAGCCAAGGGAACTGAAATAGCAGTTAAAAAGCAATTAGGTCTAAAATAAAAAAATGCCCTCGAATTAAGGGGGCATTTATTAAAATGAGGTGAGTTATGTTATATCCAGCAAAATTTGATAAAGAAGATAATGGGCTTTATGCTGTATCATTTCGTGATATACCTGAAGCCTTAACTTGTGGTGATAACTTCGACGATGCCGTCGCAATGGCAAAAGATGCCTTGGTTACATCAATGGATTTTTACTTTGAGGACTTCCGCAAAGTGCCATTACCAACCGAGCCAGAGCAAGATGAGGTATTAATCGAGTTACCAGATAGTGTTTTTGCTAAAGTGCTTTTATTAAATGAGATGGTTGAACAAAATATCTCTAATGCTGAATTAGCAAGAAGAATTAATGTTCGACCACAGGAAATGCAACGCATTACTAATATCTCGCATAGCACAAAAATCGACACAATAAGCCGTGCTTTGTCAGCACTCGGTAAAAAACTACAACTTTCAGTCGTCTAATAAAAAGGCGTGGTATTCCTCCGCCACGCCTTTTATTTCACTTATTTAAATCTTCTTTCTGCCACTCTCGAATCTTGTCGATTCGGTTTAAGCAAACATCTCTTTCGCGTTTGAGTATCACTGCGTACTTTGAAACGTCACCGTAAGTATTACCGTTAAAACCTGTTTTATCTAAATGCGCCAGAAGTGCTGCTGGAATTTGTGGGTATACTTGAACTACTGGCTTACTTGCGCAAGAACTCAACAATAGAACGAGGAGCGCTAGCATTGTAAGCGTCAGCACTCTTTTCATCATGTGAAATAGAATTAATTGCTTCATCTGATTTACTCCGTGATTCACTTTCTAATCTGCTAATTTCAAGTGTGAGTTGTCTGTTTATTTCTTCTTGCTGTTTGAGGTTTTTAATACTTTCGCTCTGTAGTGAAATGGTTTGGGCTTGAATGGTGTTTTTGGCTTTTAAGTTAGAAATAGATTGGAACTGGAACCACAACGCGACACACAAGCCCAAAATTACGACGATCAAGATTTGTGTAAGTCGGCTAAACATAGCTCACGTTCCTTTTGTCTGCGGATTTCAAGTCCACGTAATACTTTACCGTTAGCGTATTTCCAGCGTGGAAATTGATCGCACATTGCTTGAATATCACCATTTTTAGCGTGCTTAAACAACGTAGAATATTTAAGCTTAGAACATCCAACATTAAATGTGATTGATACGGTTGCCTCAAATGCACCTTGCGGCAAATTCTTCCCGTTTGCCCAGTTATTAACGCATTTTTCAGCCACTTTGATGTCATTTACCCAGCGTTTCGCTATCTCTTCGTCTGAATATCTTTTACGTTCAATAGGTAGTCCGCTTAATTCCGTTGAACCAATACCAACTGTTAAAACGTCAGCAGGACATCTATAAGGTTCACGTGCGCACCCCTCGGCATTACCAATGATTTCTAGTCCACGCTCACTGGTGCGAATCTCAGTTGAGTGATCGGACATGACAACAGCGATAATCATTGCAACAGAACAAGCTGTTATCTTCTTGGCGTGTTTCATTCGATATCAAGCCCTTTTTTTAATCGCTCTACGTGAAGCCTGTGAAGCTCTTCTTTTCGTTCTTCGTCGCGAATTCTAATTTTTCTTTCTTCTTCTCTCGTTTTGAGTTTTCTGGCTTCTTCTCTAATTCGAACTCTTCGTTCATGAAATTTTGAGGATAGATTGACAAGGGCGGTAACAATACCAATAGCAAGACTAACCATCATCAAGTTTTGTTGATCGCCAAGCCAAGCAAGTAAGCCACTAAATCCCGACCAGATATATGATTGCGTCCCAGCATCTTTCATTTTCATAATCTCCACCCCCTTGCTTTTGGGGCAATAAAAAAGCCCACAACATAGTGCGGGCTGTATAAATTAATAGGCTGTGTTTTTTAACATAAAAAATTGGATCTTTATACACATAAAGATCCTTGATTAAGATCTGATCCTTAAATATAATCCATACATCTTGTGTTAAATTGCTTTAATTAACACTAGATATAGTAAACCCCTAATAGGGCCAACTATTAGGGGTTGATGTGTAAAACCAAACAAGCATACTTTGCGAGAGTGCCCATTTGTCTTCAGATAGGCTTCGAAACCGTGTTCATTATTGCGGTTTTCAAGTCTATTTGCAAGATGATTTGTGTCCTTTTTATGCAAAAATGCTCTAATTATAAGGACTCAATATGAGAGAGAAAATCACTCTTTCCTGCCCTAAGTGCGGTAATACAACTTTCAAGACTAACAGTAAAATAAGCTCTTCCAATAAATTCAACGGAGCCGTTTGCAATAGATGCAACACCAAAATTGATAGAGATTATCCTGTGCAAATTGTCAAAAAAGAAGTTGAGAAGATGATCAGAGATGCTTTCAAAGGAAATAAGTTTTTCAAAATTAAATAAATCTTCTTCTATTTTATTAGTATCAATGGTTATTCTACATTTCATATAACCTCTCGATTACAATAGCCTATAGATTTAGGCTATTTTTTCAATAAAAAACCCCGTTCATCTTTGAACAGGGCTATTAAATACATTTGCGTTTCTTTGCTTACAAATATCGCAAGGATATACCAAATATAAAGATTTAGTCCGAACTAGTCAAGCTTTTTTAAGCATAAAAGTAAGCTACTATTTTCGCTCCATCAATTGCACCCTCTACATAACTTTTGGCTTCTGCCAATTTACTAAAATAAGCAGTGCGACCAATGTTTAGAATTTTCCAAATCTGCTCATCATCAATTCGTAAAGCGTACTTGGCCATAATGATGTCATAGCGCAAATCCTGTTTTTCTTTTAATCGCATAATCTGCTCACCGATTAATATGCAAGTATCATCCGTCAGGTTGAAGATATTATAATCACTTGGTGGATCGACTGCTAAACGCATACCAGCAGCAATACAAGGATATTCCGTGCCAATACGTGAATTGGCAAAACGTCCCCAAACCGTCAAAATTCTATCAATGTGTTGCATTAAAACCCCTTACGCTTTTCCAACATTCTTGCTTTTTTATTGAAGATTTTTTTAATCCGTCTCAAGTCATCTTTTGAATAGTGTCTTGGTCTTTGGTCTGCTTCTATTTGCTCGACTTTTTCAATACCTAGACGTTCAATTAAGCCAATTCTGAATTGATGATAATTCCCTCCGTGATAACGATTGCACTTTTTACACTGCCCATGAATGTTTAATGTGTAGAATCTTAAATGTGGTGCGCTTCCTCTACTGCGATAATGACCTGCATCAAACCCACCGCCTAATTTCTCTGCTATAAGTGGTTTTCCGCATGAAATGCAACCCTTATTTCTATCTCTTAGTCGGATGTACTTATTAACTGCACTTTGTGTTTCAGAGAGTAATGTTGTTGTAGTTTTCATTCTCTCTTTAGTTTCTTCAATGCGCTTTTTCTCTTCCTTTTCACGTTTTTTGGCTGCTTTTTCTTTCTCTTTTTCTAATCGCTGCTTTGCTAACTTAACGCCACATTCTGGGTTACACCATTGCACATTAAAGAAGTTGGTTTGGAATTTTGTGCCACAGATTTTACATTTGCGATTTAATGGTTTTGTTTTTTTAGTCATAGAAAATCACCCATCAACATACAGCCCAGAAACAACATACCTAGCGATATAAAAAAAATCTTCCATTATTTATCTCCTGAGGGGTGATCGTATTTTTGCTATTTTGACCCACCCTAAAATTTAAAATCCTATACAATCAATAACTTAAAACTAGAAAAATGAGTAAAGTCTATTGATCGTATTTTCGTCCGTCGTATTATTAAAAATCTCTTTCAATGCGGCGTTAATCAACGCCTTGTAACATTGCTCAAACTCACTCTGATCCATGTTTCCATAACTCAAACTTTGAGCCTCTACTCTCACTCTGCCATCAATCGTGTAAGTGACCTCACGGAAACCCGCAAGCACAGTGAGATTTTTACGAAAAGTGTCAAACTGCTTTCTCTCATCAAAGTATTTCCAGTCCGTTTTATCTGCGGACCAGTGTTCAAAACAGAAGTTAAAAAATGCGAAGACTTTTCTGTGAAATGATGGATTACGCGTGCGGATGATTTCGATCTCGTACTGCTCACCATTCTTTAATGACTGCAAAGCTTCTGCTTCACGCTCATCAAGCGGTGCAAGTAATCCACCAGCCATCTTAATGACCTGAATACGAAGTCTGGCTTTATAACGCTTGCCGTGAGCTTTTACGATGTCATCTACACTATGAGCCACTTTAAAATTCCTTTTAATGCATTAACTGTATTTTTCTTCTATATCTGCGAGTTTTGCATCTCCTATAAACTTAGAAATGAAATACAGCACAGCAATAAAACTCAACCCTGCGCTAGCAATGACAATAGATGTGATAAGTGAAGAAATGACATTCACATAAAAACGATTTCTTGAGATTAAAACACCACTCTCTACACATTCCCTTCTTTTTATAAAGATGGCAGATGCAAGGCAGATTGCAGTTAAAATGCTAAAGATATAATTCATTAGCTCTTTTACACCGTCATTGCCGTGAAACACAGCAAGATAAAATGTCGTATTAAATACAATTTGATACACAACAAAAGCTACGCTAACTGGTTTTATTCTCATATTTACTCCTTAAACTTCATTTCCCCATACATCCCAACCATCAGTCGTGTTACGTGCGAACAATTCAATGCGTGGTAAGTCACCCATTAACTCAACGATCTTTTCGCGCACAACGTCAGGCTTTTTACTATGGTGCTGGATTGGCTCAACGACTAATTGGCTAACTTTATTACTAATTCGGCTAGGTTTTCCTTTTGTTGCGATCAGGCAGCACTCCGTATTTCCACGGGTCCCTCGACCAAGACCAAAAAAGAATGTATCTTTGTTTTTCTTATTTGTTTTTAACCACTGAAAACCAATCGTTTTATATTTAAATCTCCACGGCGGGTCGGCGTAGATGATTTGATATTTTTTATTCGTGTTGAATTGAATACTCATGCGGCACCTCTGCGAGCATAATTCTTAAATTCCATCTGCTGTGCTGGCTTTTCATTAGCAAATTGATATGCCAACGCTTGATCGCAATCTACAAAATGCCCTTTATCAAACTTCATATAAGCCGTTCCAAGTTCACCAAAACGATTTTTAGTGATAATTGCCTCTGAATAATCGTTATCACTGTCTTTTTTGTATGCCTTTTCTCTGTAAAGCATAATGATTTGGCTGGCATCCTGTTCGATTGAACCGCTATCTCTTAAATCAGAGTTCTGAGGACGTTTATCACCACGAGAATCAACCTCACGGTTTAGTTGACTTAGTAAGATGATTGGTACATTAAAGTTTTTAGCGAACGTTTTAAGCGTACTTAATGAATCCTCAATTAATTGGCTTTTGTTCGAATTTTTAAGCGAGCCGTGATTCATTAATCCAAGATAGTCAATACAGATTGCGGAAAGTGGTCCTGTGTTGCTTAAATGACTTTCTGTGATAGATACAATCTCATTTGCTGATAAACCACCACGATCGACAAAGTAAATGTGGTGATCTTTGATTTTCCCTAGCCCATCACCTACTCGACCAAATTCAGTTTGATCCATGCTATTTGGATTGCGGAGTTTTCTAACTGGAACATTTGCATTGGCACTTAAAATACGGTCCATCAATTGTTGATTTGCCATTTCTAAGCTAAAAAATAAGACTGCACCTTTTTGCTCCGCAATATTGCGAGTGAGCGTTAAAGCAAACTCGGTTTTACCCATTCCAGGACGACCAGCAATGACAACAATATCGGTCGGATTAATACCACCTAAAATGTTATCTACAGCCTCAATGCCTGTATGAAGAAGTCTTGAGTTGAAGTCTTGTTTACTACGTTTTTCTAAAACATCAATATATTCATCAACTAACTCACCCATAACGACAGGCTTAACTTCAACTTTGCTGCTTAAAAGCTTTTGCATTTCAGAAAGTGCTTTTTCTGTAATTTTTTCTGCTTGCTCATCTCTTGCTTTTGATAATTCTGATGCCATCTCAAGCATCGTTTTTTGTGCAGTACGATTGACCCAAAACGACCGCACTTTATGTGCGTAACCCGTAAGATTTGCGGATGTGATTGTGTTTTTCATAATCTCCGCTAAATTGGCAAAGTCTTCGCCAAAATCTTGGTGTAATAAAATAATATCGATTACATTGTCTTTGCGTGCTTGTTTGCGAATGTTGTTATATATCGAACCGAGTTGATAAGTGGCGAACATCTCAGGCTCTAACCATGTCATCACTTCACGAGCTTGAGCTGTTAACCCACCAGCAAGAAATGAACCAATTAAACTGTATTCAAGATCATACGTCGTGTTTTTCATAGCGATCCCTCGATTGTTTTATCCATAACTTTTTCACGCAAGATATATTCAAAATCAGCACGCCAGCCACGATCGTTCTCACCAAAGTAAAATTGTGTTGCGGACCTCATGAAATCGAGGAAATAATTTCTGAATGTTTCTGCATCACAAGAACCAAAGCGTTTTTTCATGACATCAGCCAATTTTTTGATTTTGCGTTTTCTTTCCTGACTTAAATTTTCAGGGTCTGCAAGCATTGGTAAGTTTTTCCCAGATTCCATAACGCACTCGTTATACGCTTTTCCAATTCCCACATAGTCGATATTCAGTGAACGTTGTTTTTTATTTTCAGCAACTGGCACATCATCAGCGCTAGCTGATTCACCTTGAGGGGTAAGGGGTGTATTTGTATGTAATCTAGTGTTGTAATCTAGTGTATTAACGAATGTACATTTCGGTTCTTCCCGAATGTCACTTTCGGGCATTCGGGAATGTTCACTTTGTACATCAGCCAATGTTGATAAAACTTCATCAAGTTTTTCCATGTCAATTTTGAAATAAATGCGGTGTTCAAGACGTTTATGCGTTTCGATTAATACCCCAATTTCACGCAGTTTTTTACGTGCTGTTTCTTGCTCTTTACGGCTTAATCCCGTTTCTTCTTCAAGCTCAGCTTGCGTTTTATAAACGCCCAATTCTTGATTTTCGGCTTTGTCTTGCCAATAAAAAATTTGTTCAAAGAAAATCTCTGCGGTTACGCCACCAAATAGCTTGGCTAACGCTGGTCGATAGGCGATAGAACGACCAGTTTGTTTTAAAATTTCACTCGCTCTCATCGAAAATCACCTCGTCTAACTCTGCTAACAATTGAAATAGGTAATACTGAATTAATTCATCTACTCGAACAGGTCTGTTAAATCTCATAACATCAACTCCGAAGCGTAACGTGACGCGATATATTCAATCCCTTTGCTTGTTACACGGGTTTGTGTGTAATTGTGACCGTGTTCTTGAGGGTGGGTGTAAGCCATTGGCTGATACCCCCTAATTACGCCCTTTACCATTAATCTTTCGATTGAACGACATAGGTCGCTATGATTTTTGTTAATTAATGACGCAATCTCACGACTGCTCATCGTGATGATTGACTTTTCGTTTTGGATGTTTAATAATTGATTCATCGGAAGTACCTTTCGTAGTTTAACTTTGTTAAAGACCACCGCTCCTACGGTGGTTTTTTATTGCCCCAATTCCATCTTCAAACAGATAGCTTGCTCAATTAACTGCTCCACTTCTGCTAAGATTTTCTCTTTCTCGTTCTGAGATAAATCACGCCCAAGTTCTGAGTTAGAACTGACCGCACTTTTAATCTCTTTGCCAATTCGTCCGCTTGATTCCGCGATGTCTAGAAATCGAGAAAGCACATCTTGGCCACAATCAGCACATTTCGGCATAGGCACAACGATATGATCGATTTGTGCTGCAATAGCGGAGAGTGTTTTCTTGCTTTGAACGGTTGCGATTAATTCAATTGCTTCAATAAAGCTCAATTGATTCTGCTCGCAATCTACATTGAGCTTGTTACTAAGAATGTTTGGTGACTTCTCTAACGTATAAGCAAGAGAAGTAATACCGCCTGAGCTGTTTTTACAATCTCGGTGCAACAATCTCTGTATCTCTTTGCTATTCATGAAAAATAATTCCTTTTCTTGAAGATTGTTTGTTTGTTAGTTGGTAAATTAGTTTTGAACAGGGAAAACATCATTGATAGATTTTTTAGCACCAAAAGAATTAAGTGCTTTAACTATTTCCTGAGCAGCAATTAGAGATGGCATACGGATTCCAGCTTCGTAATTAGCGATTCTTGGTTGTTTCCAGCCAATTCTCTCAGCCAATTGAGATTGAGTAATTCCCAACTCATTTCTTATTTGTGCAATTTTATTCATTAAAAATGTCCTTCTGTGATTTTTACACAACCAATTAAATCACATTATGAAATAACTATCAATCACATTTTGAAATTACATAAATATAACACTGCGTGTTATTATGCATATAGAAGATGGGAGGTATAAAATGACAACACTTGGCGAGAGAATTAAGGCGTACAGAGAGATGGCTAAAATTAGTCAGAAAGACTTGGCAGAATTATGCAATATGGTTGATCCAAGAGGGAAAAACGCAAAGTGGGGACAGCCTAGGATTGCTAATTATGAGAAAGATAATAGAACTCCAGATCTAGAGGATATATCAATTATTGCTCGTGCATTAAACATATCCCCAGAGATTCTAGCTTTTGATACTAATGTTATTAATATATCTAATAAGACATATAGTTATCCATTAATTAGTGCGGTTCAAGCAGGATTATGGACTGGCATTAGTTCACTAAATGATATAGACGGTTATGAAATGATTCCAAGTATGATACTTGCATCTGAAAATTCCTTTTATTTACGTATCGAAGGGGATTCTATGATTCCCCGTTTCAATAGTGGAGATCTAGTTTTGATTGATCCTAGTATATATCCAACGCCGGGAAAATTTGTTGCTGCTATAAATGGAAATAATGAGGCAACATTCAAACAGTACAAAGAGTTAGGTGTATTATCAGAAAGCGGAATGCCACACTTTGAACTAGTTCCTCTTAATCCGGTTTATCCTACATTAAGTTCATTAAATCAAGATATTAGAATTATTGGTGTTGCAAAGGAGCGCATTGAAGCTCTCTAAGATTTAACGTGGTAGCTGATCGTAAATTTTATGGTGGACTATGATTGGTTGGTATAAAGGGATATAAATGAATAATAAACGTATTAAACCTGAGCAATTTGTATCTTTTATTTTAGAACAAACTGGGAAAAGTTTAACTTGTCCTATTTGTGGTTGCCAAGAGCATTATTTGCATGAAGGATACGATACATTTACTGAATTATGTGGAGAGAAAATAATTGGCGTTCCTACAATTCCATATAGAATCGAACCATTGCCTGATGAAGTGGTGAAGTTTGCAGCTCCCGAATACCATTCATTACACTTTGATGAAAGAGAAGGCATGAAATATAGATTAGATCAAAAGGCAAGATCTGTGATTATTGTAACGTGTTCTTGCTGTAATAATATACTATTTTTCGATAGGGAACGTATTTTAAAATGGGTTGAGGAAAATGGAAAAGAAACCACAAATAATTCTTGACCCAAAAGATATGGTGATATTATCTGCTATTGCAAAAATATCAAGTGGGGATAATAATAACTCACAAATAAACAATCAGGAGACTGAGAAAGTGAGTTTGGAACAACGTTTACGAGCCGTTGAATTAGATGTTAGTGTTATTAAGTCAAACTATTTAACTAAAGGGATATTTTATAGAGCTGGTGGTGCTGCATTGATTAGTTTGATTGTTACCGCTGGTGTAGCGTTGTGGGCTGTTTACTCTAACATAGACAGTAAATTAGAATCCCGTTTTGTAAAAACAGATGAAAAATTCATACAAGTCGATAGCCGTTTTCAACAAGTTGACCAACGATTCCAACAGATTGAAAATAAAATTCATGGTATTGATATTCGATTAACAAAAGTAGAATTAAGACTTGATAATATAGAACGTAAAGTTGATTCTATTGATGATAAATTAGATATACTTATACAACAACACACAAAAAAATAAAAAACCGCTTCACAGGCGGTTTTTTTAGATATGCGTTGGGACAAGTTTAATACCTAATGCTTGCACAATTTTCATTATAGTATCAAAACGTGGCTTACTTCCATGTGATAATGTTTTATAAAGACTTTCTCTTCCTAATCCTGTTTTTGCTGCTAACTCCGTCATTCCTCTCGCTCTTGCGACATCACCTAGCGCAGAAATAAATTCATTAGTGCCACCTGTTTCTAAAACTTCACTTAAATATGCCGCAATCATTTCTTCACTATCTAGGTATTCAGCAATATCAAATGGTTTTAATTCCACTTTTTTACTCATACATTTAGCTCCTCTTTTTGCTTAATCTCTTCCCATAATGCTTTTGCTTTAGCGATATCTGCTTTTTGTGTAGATTTATCACCCCCGCAAATTAGCAAATAGGTTACATCTTTACATTGTGCATAATAAACCCTATAACCAGCTCCTTTCATTATTCGCATTTCATATAAACCATCACCAACTGATTTATGATCGCCAAAATTACCATTTTTAGCCCGACCAATACGAGCAAGAATAGCCGCTTTAGCCGACAAATCTTTTAGATCTTTAAGCCATTTATTAAATATTGTTGTTTCAATTATCTCAAGCATAACAACCCCTTTTTATTTAAATAAATTGTATCTTATTGGATACAAAAAATCAATATCTTTTTAAATACCACTTATTTATGTGATTTAGCTCACAAATTCAGCAATTAATCAAAAAAATTCAAAAATATTTTTCTTTGGAAATCAATAAAATAATCACAAATTGAAATATTTTTAAAATAAAAATCACATTTTGTGTTGACATATGTATTTCAAAATGTGATAATTATTTCAACAAAACGAGATACACATCTCAACGCTCTTTAACAATCTAATTAAAAATACGCTTGGCGGTTATTAAGTGCGGTCGCTGAAATAACAGATTGAAAGCCCTGTTAGCTTAATAAACGTTTAGTCTTAAGTGAAGAATTGCTGTGATAGCAAATCGGCAACTGAACCACAAGCGTGTACATATTCTGCAATCACTATCAGGCAGTGAATCGGATAGCTTGCAGTTTAATGTAAAGAAGTTAGCAAACGTGGCTATAAGAACGTGACAATATCGGAGAGACGATAGCTATTCCAAAATTCATTTATTAAGTGTGTTATGGAATAGTAATAAACACGGAGAGAATATATGACAAACAAAAATTACGAAATAATTAAGCAAGTCATTTTGAATGACCAACTAGGAAATCCTAAAGATTTAAATATTGTAGTAGTAGAAAAAAACCTGTCTGATATCGATAAAGAGCGAATCAAACAGGCTATTTTAAAAAGTGCATCAAACACTACAGACGTTCCTTTAAAGGAATTTGCTGAATCTTTATGTGAGGCTATCCACCTGATTGATTCTTATAAGACTTAATGATATCTGATGATTGAATACCATCATCAAGGCTTTTTTGGAATTCTTCAGATAAAGATTCTACTCACTATCGTCGACTATTATGTTTGTATGATTACATGATAAATAATACCGAACCATTGCTCTAGTTTTTATTTGACACCCACCGCTCTTTCGGATTAAGATAACCGCACTATAAGCCGTTTTGAACGGTCTTTTTTTATGTTGATTATTTAGAGGTAGAAAATGGTAAATGATGTAATTGTTGTGCAAGATGCAGAAATACGAGTAATCGAGCAAAATGGCGAGGATTACATCAATCTTACCGATATGCTCAAAGCAAAAGATGGCGAATTTTTTTATTAGCGATTGGTTAAGAAACCGTAATACACTTGAATATATCGGTATTTGGGAAGAAATCAACAACCCAAATTTTAATTATGGCGAATTCGCCACAATTAAGTGGTTTTTATAAGGAAGATGTACCCTAAATGATTTTAAAGAATGGGGCGGTTGAATGCGTTCAACTAAAAACACAACACCTACTTTATTTATTGCGGTGGTTCATCACTAGGGAATAAAGTTGAAATTGTCGTCAAATAAGGGAATTTAAATGAAAAAATTATTATTGACCGGATTAGCTTGTATAGTGTTGATAGGGTGTTCATCTACATTAATGATCCCCTCTTATTTTCCTAAGAACTATACGAATTTTTCGGGTAAAGTCATATTAGGGGATTTTTTTATATGAACCATTTATGATAGGTAAAGTAAAGAGTAATCAAATACAAAATACTACTATTGGAGAAATACTTCTTTCATCGGATGTTTCAAATATTGTAAAAATTGGAACAGAGTTAGAATTGAAAAAAACGGGAATTACATTTGACAGCTCAAATTTGAAATTAATTGGCATTGTTAAAGAATTTAAATTAGACGATTTAGGTGTAGGAGTTGATTTTACTTATATAATTAACTATAAATTAATTGATGTTAAGACATCAAATATCTTATTGAATAAAGAATATTTAGGTGACAGAATGAGAGGAACAAACGCCGTTCCAATAGATCTACCTAATGCGGTAAATGATATGATTGCAACGGGATATAATAAATTCATTACTGATCCTGACGTGAGAAAAATCTTAGAGAAAAAATAATAAGCAATTGAAACCCTATTGACAACCAATGGGGTTTTATTTACTATCCGCCTCAAGGTGTCAGAACCTTTTTCTAACAGGCGGTAGTAAGCAGATCGCCAAAAGCGATCTTTTTTTATGCCGATATCTCGCAACGTCGAGAGGGCGACTAATACAATACCTTCGGGGAATACGTCCACCCTTACCTGTTAGGAGGGTTCTGAACCTCTCGGCACCATTTGTCAGAAAATGGTAATTTTCAGAAAATCTAACAGGAGCAGTCAAAATGACTACAAAAACTCAACTCTCAACATTCCTTTTTGAAACTCATATCATCCGCACTTTATCTATTAACAATGAACCTTGGTTTGTTGTAGCTGATCTTTGCAAAGCACTTGAGCTATCAAGCCCAACTAAAGCTATTTTGAATTTAGATGAAGACGAGGTAGCCCTGAATTCAATTCAGGGCATAAGTAAAGGTAATGATAAAGTAAATTTAGTTTCCGAAAGTGGAATGTACACCTTAATTTTACGCTGCCGTGATGCAGTGAAAAAAGGATCTGTTCCACACCGTTTCAGAAAATGGGTAACTGCAGAAGTCCTACCCCAAATCAGAAAAATGGGTAAATATGAAGTTCAACCACAACAACTGACTTTGCCTGAACCTGATTTAAACCTCACAGCCATTCAAAACAGCGAAGAAACGCTCGCTTTAATTATCCAGTTGTATAGCTACTGTTTCCAAGCACACGAAATGCAAGAGAAGTTACAAAATACAAACATTGCCAAATTAATGGAAAGCCAAATTGGCGGGCAGTATCTCTACAACTTCAAACATCCTTTAGAACAGGTTATGGCGAAAGCGAAGAAATACGTTCACTCTAACACCGAACGCTTAGCTCTCGTTAAAGCCGTAAACAACCTACTCAATTAAAACTCACTGAAAACCGACCGCACTTTATCGTGTGGCGGTTTTCTGCACCCAAAATTCAGCATTATCCAAGTAATTTATTCTTTTCAATCCATTGTTTAATTACAGGAAAGAAATACAAGCAACAACGAACGAAAAGAATAATTGAACAAATTTTCGCAATATAGCCCAATTGTGCAGCAGTGAGTGTTATGCCAAAGAAAATAAAGAGTTGTTGTTCACCCAAAATTAAAAAATTAAGGGAAATTACCACCGCAATAAGCACATAGTTAATGATTGCAGAACAATATTTCATATATTCACCAATGAGGATTAAGACAATGAAAAAACAAATTAAATCTATATTAGTTACTTTTAAAAAGAAAGAGCCAATCATTATTTTAACCTTTCTGTTGATTGCACTTTTTACATTGTTTTGTTAAGCCAGTAAAAGGAAACGATTATGAAACACATCAATATATGGGATCTAACGGGCGCATTCATTCTTGCGCTTATTCTTGGTATTGGCTGTCATCCAGTATCAGCAAACGAACAAGAAACAGATTATTACAATCACTATCTAAGCGGACAGATTAGCAAAGAACGACTTGCAAAAATGGAACGTGAAGCGAAAGCTGAATGGGCGCAGGAATACGGTGATATTCCCCCAAACTTAGCGAGCGAACAACTGATTTATCTCAAGGTTTACGCACTTAAAGAACAGGAGCGAAGAAATGGCACGCGTTAGAAAGAAAGGTGATAAAACGCTCTCCTACTCTATCGAACCCCATCCAAAAGGACTGGGGTTTGTTGTTATTGAGCGTATTGGCAAAAACCAAGAAAACAAAACAGGCTGGCAACGTAATTTTTCAAGTAAAGATTTATGCGAAACAGCAATAAAACAACGGCAGAAAAGCAGAGAACAATTTCTAAATGCTTCTTGCAAGCCAGCAAGACAATTTTACATTTGACGGATTTCAGAAAATGAAAAATAGACGATTTTTACCTGCTTGGCAATGTGATAGTGCTGATGATTACTACGCACAGTTTGAGCAGAAAAAAGAACCAGAAGACGATCCTGATGATTGCGATGATGAGCGGTTTGTAGAACAGGATATCAAATATCACAACGGCGACAGGGGTTAATTATGGAATTTGAACTAATTTTATCAACAGAGAGTAAAGTCTTAGCTTGCAACATTCAAGACTTTAAGGCGCGGGCAGAGAAATTTTTATCAACAATCACAAGCACGTTTGAAACAGACGAAGACTTTGGAAAGGCAAAGGAAGAAGTAAAACTGCTTAAAGAGGTCGAAGATCGCACACGTGAAGCAATTAAAAACGCACGTCAAGGGGATATCCAAGAACTGATTTCTCAAGCAGAAGAGATTGCTGAACAATTCAGACAAAAACGCTTGTTCTTAGATAAAACAGTAAAAACGCGCGAAGTTGAGATTAAGTCTGAGATTGTATCAACAGCACTAGATGAAGTCATTCGCTCAATGAGCGGTTATGAAAATGATGTGTCTATTGTGCTAAGCACTAAATATTCAAGAAATGTCATCAAAACTCGCTTAGAAGAAGCGACAAAACGCAGAAGTACGATTGCAACACTAGAGAAAGCAGTTAACGCTGAAAAAACGCTGATTGTTAGTGAAATCTCAGCGGAAGGCGCGCGTGTTGCTGAACGTAGAAAGATGATCCCAATTAGTTATGAACATCTATTCAAAGATTGGCAATCACTCATTAGCGGTGAGCAAGATTTAGAGCCGATTATCAAGCAACGTATCGCAGAGGAAGAAAAGCGAGAAGCGGAATTAAAAGCAAAAGCTGAAGCAGAAGCACGAGAGAAAGCAGAAGCAGAAGCTCAAGCTCAAGCTCAGGCTCAGGCTAAAGCACAAGCCGAAATTGAAGCTATTCAAGCACAAGAAAAGCAGTCAAACATGGAAAGTGCGGTAGAAAAAACGCAAGAAATCACTAGCGAGCCAATTTCAGATTTTGTTATCACAATTCAATTAAAGCAAGTAACAAGAAATAAAGCGATACAAATTGCTCGAGATTTGAAGGCTCAATTTGGCGATAACGTATCACTAAAACCACAGATTAATAGAATGTATTTAACGGGGAGGGAGTAAAAAATGACAGCAAATTTACCTGAAAACATTCAAACAGCATTAACTGATCGCAAGATTGATACAGCAACGTGGACAACATTACAAAATAGTGTTTTCCCGGGAGCTAAAGACGAAAGTATTTTACTTGCTATCGACTACTGCAAGGCTCGTAAATTGGATATTTTGAAGAAACCTTGTCACATCGTACCAATGAGTGTTAAAGACGCCAAAACAGGTCAATCACAATGGCGTGATGTGATTATGCCGGGTATTTACGAACAGCGGATAACAGCTTTTAGAACTGGACAGATGGCTGGGCAAGATGAGCCAATTTTTGGCGAAACAATCTCACATCTTGGCATTGAAGCTCCTGAATGGTGCAAGGTGACAGTTTATAGATTTATTGGTGGCGAACGTTGCGCATTTTCACACACAGAATACTTCTCAGAAGCTTGCTCAACAACAAAAGATGGAAGAATAAATTCAATGTGGACGAAACGCCCACGCGGACAATTAGCAAAATGCGCCGAAGCTGGAGCGTTAAGAAAAGCATTCCCAGATGAGCTTGGTGGTGTGATAACAGCTGATGAAGTTATTGAAGAACAAGCTCCTCAAGCAGAACAACATAAGACAACAGTAATTGACACAGTGGGCATTGAATTAGCAACACCTGAGCAAGTGCATCAATTGCAACAGCTAATTCAACTAACTAACACAAATACATTGAAAGCCTTTGCGTATTACGGTGTTAACACTCTTGAGCAGTTACCAAAAGAAAAAGCAGAACATTTCATCAGAACGTTAAATCAACGTCTTGATGAACAATCAGCTAATGTTACAGAAAATTATGTAGATGAGGAAATTCCGCTTGATTGATAACTTAATTACGCTCGACTGCGAGCAAGGCACAGAGGGAATGGTTAGTCGCAAGGCTAGGCATTCCTACTGCCACAGGAATTAAAAATATAGTAACACCAAGTGGTCAGAAGTCTGGAGGTTGGGTTTCCTATCTTGCTGAACTTGTCGCAGAAAGCATTGAGGGTGTAACCGAAGGCTTTAAATCACAACATATGGAGCGAGGAAACGAGCTTGAGCCACTAGCACGCATGGCTTATGAATTTGAAACAGGTCATGATGTAACTCAAGTCGGTGGTGTTTTTCTCAATGAGAAAAAAGAGCTAATGATAAGTCCTGACGGCTTAATTTTGAGCCGCCAAAAAGGCTTAGAAATCAAGTGTCCGAAGATGAAAACGCATATCAAGTACATTCTTGAAGGTGGCGTACCATCTGAATACATCATTCAAGTTCAAGTAGCGATGTGGGTCACGGGTTATAAATCGTGGGATTTTGTTAGTTATTGTCCAGAGTATAAAAAGCAAACGCTTTACTTGCACACAGCAACTAGAGACAAAAATCTAATGAAAGCATTTGATGAATATATTCCGCAATTTTTAACATCATTAAAAGCACTTAAGGGGTAAATAATGGCTGGGGTAAATAAAGTAATTATCGTCGGGAATTTGGGAAACGATCCTGATGTCCGCACAATGCCAAATGGCGACGCAGTGGCAAAAATTAGTGTGGCCACGAGCGAAAGTTGGATCGACAAAAACACGAACGAGCGAAAAACGCAGACAGAATGGCACTCTATCGTGTTTTATCGCCGCCAAGCAGAAATTTGCGGGCAGTATCTCAAAAAAGGATCGAAAGTGTATGTGGAAGGGCGTTTAAGAACTCGTAAATGGCAAGACCAAAACGGGCAAGACCGCTACACCACTGAAATCCAAGGCGACGTATTGCAGATGTTAGACAGTCGCCAAGATTCACAAGCACAAGCTAACGCACAAGCTAACGCACAAGCACCGCAAAACAATGCTTATGCCAATGCGAAAGCTGGAAAGCCAGTGCAACAGGCTGATAGTTTTGAAGATGATAGCATACCTTTTTAAAGTGAAAAAAAATGAGAAAAATTATTCAAATTTCTGAATCTTCTGCAATGTCCTCAGACCCTTACGGACATTTATGGGGATTAAGTGCATTATGTGATGATGGTTCTGTATGGACTATTGATGGTATTTCAAAAGAATGGACACGTTTACCTGACATTCCACAAGACGAACAACAAACAGACACAGAACAACAGCCACTTTAACGAGTGGCTTTTTTATTAACTAAAAAACTGGAGAAATCAAAAATGAGTAAACAAACCCAATTCTCGACAACGTTATCACAATTAAATCGTGGTGAACTAAACGACGAACTAACAGAAGTTCTTGCTAATGTTATCAAAGCGGTGCGCGATACACGTAAACAAGGTTCTGTAACACTTAACTTGAAAATCTCAATGTTAAATACTCGCACAGAAAATCAAATCAAAATCACACCAATGGTTTCTAGCAAAATTCCAGAGCTTGATCGTGAAGAAAGTATTGTGTTCTCGACTGCTGACGGTGACGTTTTGTTTGATGACCCAAATCAAATCAAAATGGATTTGAAAACAGTAGAAGAAAAACCAGCCGGTCAATTGAAAGTGCTTAAAACAGCTTAATTAAATAACCGATTTTAACCCACCGCCCAGCTTAAAAACTGGGCTTTTTTAACTCTAGAGGAAACTTAAAAATGGAAAAAGCAGTAAATGAAATTGCAAAAATTCTAGCAAACGGCAAAGCAGTAAATTCACACATTCCGTCGATTATTCTTGAAGAAAATTTCGATGTTAAATCGTTAGAAAGCTTACAAGAAAATCCTAGCAGAATCCGAACTAAAGTTTCAGTAAGTTCTGAAAAGTCGTTCATTGAATATGTGAATAAATTCAAAATTGACGGCACTTCAATTTTCTACGATCTGGAAAAATTGGAAGCAAAAGCGGTTTTTGACTATCACAGCTCGCCGAACGATCCGAAATGGGGCGATCACGTTGCGAATTATCAGTTTAAAAAATCTAAAGACTGGCAGTCTTGGGAAGATAACAACAAAGAAGCCATGGGGCAAATTGAGTTCGGTGCATTCCTTGAACGCAACATCCACACAATTGCGGCAGATGGGAACATAGTGAGCGGCGCGGAATTATTATCGATGGTTCTTGCATTTGAAGAAACTCGCAAGTCAGAGTTCAAATCAGTTCACCGCTTAAACGATGGCACTTTATCTTTTACCTATACAGATGAAAATAGTGGTGGAAAAACACGCTTGCCGGAAGAGATTGTACTTGGGATCCAACCGTTTCATAACGGCGATTATTATCAAGTTAAAGCAAAAATCCGCTATCGAATCCGCGATGCGCGTTTGTCGCTTTGGTATGAATTAATCAATCCTGAAAAAGTCATTGAAGATGCTTTTAATACAAGTATTGAAAATCTTCAAAAGAACATTGAGAAAGTAGATTTCTTTGAAGCATCTCTTTCTTAATAACCTTATATGCCCGCTATTTGCGGGCTTTTTATAAAGGAAATAATAATAAATGGCGTGGATTCACACTTACTCGGGAAAGTATATTGACTATAAGAATCCCGATTTTAACGAAATTAATATTACAGACATTGCGCATCATCTCAGCTTAGAAAATCGCTTTATGGGTCAAGCGAGCGAAGCGTATAGCGTAGCAAGTCATTCTCTTTTTTGTACTGAGATCGCTCAGTATCTTGATTATTCACCGTATATGCAGTTACGCGTGCTAATGCATGATTTTCATGAAGCGTATGTAAAAGATATTCCGACACCGCTCAAGAAAGTGTGTCCTGATTTTTGCGCGCTAGAAGCAAAATTCGAGAAACTTGTTGAGCATCGCTATATGTTGCCAACACTTACAGAAGAAGAAATCAAGCAGATTAAACACGTCGATTTAGTCGCTTTGCTGATGGAAAAAAACACATTACTTTCAGATAAAAGCGTGTGGCCACAATTAAAAAATATCGAACCAATCAACTGTTTAAAAAGTTCCGCGCTACACACCGAAAGAAGCCGAAGAATTATTAAAAATCAAGTTCAGTGAACTGTGGGATAACGCTTTTAAATCACAACCATTTAACAATGTTATGCGTTTTGTAGGGGTAATGGTATGAAACTCGGATTTAATCCTTTCTCTTTGAGAAAAAAAGTCAAACACTGGCAGTATGTTGCGAGTCAGCAAGCAATTATTAGAAGATTGCGTAAGTTTTCCAACACTATTACTTACTAGCTACAATTGAGGTGGGTTATGACAGAAAAAGAAAACAAATACTTCGCAGTAAATATTTATGATGAAAACAGTATTTCATTTCACAAAACTGAAGAAGAAGCTAAAAAAGCGTGCTTGAACTGCGCTGAAGAATTTCATCAACAATGTGCTGATGGTCAAGATATGCAATGTTATGAAGATCGCATAAGTCATGCGATATATGGTGTGATTCTAGGAAAAGCTGAATCTAAAACTAGAGAGCTAAGCGAAGAGGAAAAGCAGTCTGGTCTGTATGACGGAATTGATTGTATGGTTGAACTGCCAGAGATTGTTGAATTTCCGCAAGATGATGGCTGGATTAGTGTAAAAGATAAGCTACCGAAGAAATTCGATAGAGTTTTAGTGTGTCAGCAAGATTATAAGTGGGAGCAAAATTACATTCGTATTGCGTATTGCAACAATTCAGAAGGAACAGAATGGTGGGCTGATAACTACGACGGGACTGGTTGTGAGATTATTTTTAATGACGTAACTCACTGGCGACCACTTCCACCACCACCAAAAACAGAATGAGGTTAAACTATGAACAAAGCAAAATTGGAAAAAGCAAAAGCGCTGATTAGAAAGCAAAAAGAAATTATTGAAGCTCAAAGAGAGTTCGTAACCATGAAATGGGACTATGCGAAAGAATTATGTCCGATTCAAATTAATGATGTTGTGACTGCTGATAATGTTAATAAGTCTGAAATTAAAGTTTTATCAATTGTGATCGACTATATCGCAGAAAATGAAATCGTATTTTCATGCAGTGGCAGGATGAGAAAAAAGAATGGTGAGTTTGGTAATCGGATCTTGTCGAAAAGAGTTGTACTGGAAGTATAAACCGCAGAAATGCGGTTTTTTATTGCATGTTACCGACATTAATGTCGGAGACATCATTTAACAGATTGAAAATTAAGGATTAAAAATGAAAGAGTTTGATTTAGAAAAGGCGTTAGCTGGTGAACCTATATTAACCAGAGACCACCAAAAAGGGTATGTAAAATTTACAATAGAAGAAAATTCTAAAATTAAAAAACTTGTTGGAATTGTTCACAACGGTTGTCTTACTGAGGTAGAGGAATGGCTTCCGTCAGGTAATATATTATCAGATGATATAACTCCAAACGATATTATTGGAATGTACGAAGAGCCACGCCCAACCGTTACGCTTACTTTACCCGCTCCAATTACATATCCAGAAGAAAATAAAAGATGCTACACGATCGTCATTAACGATGTTGATGCTTATGATGGTGATGGTAGTTTCGTTTCGATTTCTGATTGGGTGGCTGAAAAAGAAAATGGCGATTATGATTATCAGACGAAGCAAAGAATTATGGAAGGTTTGTTATTTGCTACCGAAGAAGACGCCCAAGCTTGGCTTGATGCCATGAAAAATGCTCGGAGATAAACATGATCATCACATTATCCATTATTGCGATAGTTGAAATTCTAGCTATCGTGGCATACACGCAATATGAAAAAACAAAGTCCGCTTAGTGTGGGCTTTTTTAATGGAGGTATCGATGATAATTCCAAGAATGATGAAACAAGAACAGGCAGCATTGTATCTTGGTTGTAGTGTAAACACATTCAAAACAAGATATAAGCCACATCTTCGAGCTTATGATAATTTCTATGAGAAGCGTGGAAACATTCCAATTTGGGCATTTGATAGAAATGACCTAGATGAATTAATAGAAAAAATAAAGAATGGCTCAATTGATCTATTCAAAGAAAAAGATAAGAATAATGGTTGCGACAAGCGACCTTATGGAGGTAAAAAATGGGTCGCAAACTCACAGGGCTCAAAAATAGAAACGGAGTCTGGTATATCCACAAGCAATATCGAGGTAAAACAATTCGATGCTCTTGTTACACGGATGAAAGAAAGGAAGCGGAAGCAATCTTAATACAAAAGATGTCCGAAATCGACAAAGCAGTAAATTTTGGCATCAGAAAGGACCGCACTTTTGCTGAAGCAGCCATGAGATACATTTCTGAAAATGAAAATAAGCCAAGTATTGATATGACTATTATAATGCTTGAATCATTAATGCCGTTCATTGGTAAATTGACGTTAAGAAATATCCATGACGGCACATTAAAGAAATATATTGAACACCGAAAAAAACACGGAGACACGGCGCAGACAAAAGACGGTGTGAAAAATAGGACCGTCAATATTGCGCTTGAGATCGTGATTAGAATCTTAAACCTTTCCGCAAGGAAATGGAGGGATGAAAACGGTATGACATGGCTTGATATTCCACCATCCATTTCAAAGCTAAACGAGAAAGAAGATAGAAGAAAACCCTACCCTATTTCTTGGTTTGAGCAAAGAATATTGATGGGAGAACTCCCAGAGCATCTTCGCAGTATGGCGCTTTTCAAAGTCAATACAGGCACACGTGAACAAGAAGTATGTAATTTGCGTTGGGATTGGGAAATCTACATTCCAGAAATTAAAAAGAGTGTATTTCTTATTCCAGAAGACTTTGGAGGACGTGATAAAAATAGCGGAGTTAAGAATAGAGAGGACCGTCTCGTTGTTCTTAATGATGTAGCAAGAGAGGTTGTACAAAAACAGCGTGGCAAGCATCCTATTTATGTTTTTACATATCGAGGTAAGCCTGTTACAAGAATGTACAATTCAGCATGGAAAAAAGCCAGAATAAGGGCGTCCGTACGTTTTGAGAAGGAAACGGAGACAAAAGCCAATGATGGGATGATCAATTTAAGGGTTCACGACTTGAAACACACTTTCGGTTATAGGTTGAGGTCTGCGGGAGTTACCGAAGAAGATCGGAAAACATTACTTGGTCATAAATCCAAAAGCATTACAACACACTATTCTGCGCCAGATGTTGAGAAGCTCATTGAGTTTTCCAATAAAGTTAATGAAACAGACGGCGCACAACGTCGAACTTTGACCATTTTGCGGAGAAAAACAGCTTGA